CCCTTGCTGTTCGGCTATACACTTCCCACTATCTGGGCGTGTTCGGGACTTACACTCGTTAGAGCGCGCCCATGGCGCGCAAACTGAAAAAAAGAGACTGCCGAAGCAATCTCCCTTTAAACCTTTCGTTCAGTATAACAATATCATATTATGAGTATCACATTTAATCACATCTTGAAATTTTCTAGCGCTTTTTTATGGATTCTATGTGTATGCTGCCAACTATGATTCATTTTCACACAGATATCCTCCCACTTCATCAGCCTTATGTAACGATACATCAGCACATCCTTTTCGTCCTCATTATCCATGCGCTCTATCTTATCCGTGATCTCCCTGCACAGCTTGATTCTGTGGTATCTGGCTTTCATGTACCGTCTTTCCTCTTCATCCAGTAGTGCAGCGTAACCGGATAAATCGGTGTTATTGTGTGCGTGTGGCATACCGTCATTACCTGCGGATGGCATGATCTTGCTTAAGCGCATTTCTGTTATCTTTTCCTCGCTACGCTTCATCTGGCGCACTGCTTTTTCATATTCTTTTAAATATTCCTTTTTCTGTTCTGTCTCCATCAATTTACCCTCCGTATTCTTGACCTCATATTATAATTATAAAGCAAGCAATCAGAGGATTTGTGCCAAGATTAAACAACACTGAGAGAATAATTATAATTATATATTAATTTTCAAATAAAAAAGAGCAGAACATATGAACCCAATCATAGTCTCATATATTCTGCTCTATGGTGTTGTTTTAATAAATATTTAAATCATTACCTTGCTCTTTATAGCTGCGCATATAACTACATCATGAGTGCTTTCTCGAGTACCATAGCATATATAATCTGCTCATTTTGAAATTTTTTCTCATGTCTTACGCATACGTCATCTCTTAATGTCACTTCTGGATTTCTCAAATAGAAATCACTATTTAGCCTTTCTGGATCTTCTAATACATAGTTCATAAAGTTGCTCATATCATTCAAATCAAAACATTTACCATTAAATTTTTCTTTCCACTCTTCAAGGTTAACACAATTGCTTGCAAAATATTCTCCATTTTTACTAGCCCACTCCCCTACACTGTTTTTCAACTTGCAATTATCTTTCAACAAAATTTGAGGAATACGCAGTATAGCAAGTTTAACATCATCTGGTATCTCTTTCTTATGGAATCTAACCAAGTTAAGAAGTTGGCTTAGATCAGAAATTGTCGCCTGTCTTTCCCTAAGTTTTACCAAAATCTCAGCAAATTCTACCTGTACTTCCAATGCTAACACAATACATACCTCCTTTTTACATAATTTACCACACTCCTTTATAGTCGTCAACTACAAGCATAAAAAATCTGTTATATTACCACACCATCCTCAACTGCCCGTTCTTTTCTTCCACCAAATGCGCCATTCTCTGCCGCATAAGTCTCTGCGCTGTGCCTTTTCTCCTGTAAAAACTCCGCCTGCTGATTGGGAGAATGCCGTAATGCGCTTCAAGCATGTCGTAACTGGTCCCAATAATGATTGATTCTGTCAGTTTATCAGCTATGATGCTGTCCACGCTCATGCAGATCTCGTATATTTCTTTTTCATCCACGCACATTCCCCCCCCTAAAACTTTCTTTTCCTATTCTTCTCCCTGCCAGATCTTCGGTGTACCGTCCATCATTGCCACATATTTTCCGTAGCTCATGCCGGCTTCTCTTGCTTTTCCTAAAACATCATCTAATGTACTGTTTCTACATGTTTTTACGCTTCTTTTTTCCCTATCTTTTCTTCTGCGGTATTCATTTCTGCAATCCTTTCCACAGGTAAGTGCTCTGACTGATATTGATTTGTATTCTTTTCCGCAGATCACGCACTTTTTTGTATATACCTTGCTATTGAGCATAATTACACGTTCTCCTTAATCATAACAATCCCTGATATCATCTACGTCTCCTGCCAAAAAGCTGTCAAATACTTCTGCTACTCTCTCTATAAGGTCTCCATCATGTCCATTCACTCTCATCTGCTCCGAGAAATCTTTCTGTGAACACTGAAGTAAACCGTTTTCCAACCTTGTCCATTCTTTTTTGTAAATTATTCCATTCAATTCCAATGTTTCAGTAATACCGTTTTCCGTCAGTTCTACCGTATACTTCATGCAATCATTCCTCTCTTTCTACATTATATTTCTTCCACGCAACAATTTTACTTCTGTAAAAATACTCTGGACATCCACTAAAACACTTACCTCTTCTAACAGAATGTCCCTTGCATGTAAGAGTGCCGACAAATTCACGCTGCGGCAAGAGCAAGTTGTCGCTTGCTGACAATAAGAAAACCTTTGTATCTAATGGGCAACTGTCCATGTCATAATTCCAATCCATCTGTGATCCTCTCTTTCCGTATCATCTCCCACCCACCGCATATACTACTGCGGAATGTGGTATGATGATTGCTTGGTTTTGTTATCTGGTTCTAAAATAAACTCATCTGGTTCTCGTCGTACTGATAAATGCGTCCAGTCATGATCCTCCCTAACTGACGCAATCTCTCCACCCGTGGTTTTTGCTTAAGATTTGCCATATAATTATTGTCCACTTCCGGCGGTATGGATAAATAACATTCCTCCGGTAATGACAACTGATTTTCTGTGCAGGCCTCGCGGATCTTTGACTGATAATAAATGATATGATTCCGTGTCAGATTCATGTTGCATCCATCGGACCAGAACGGATCATTACACCCGTTCTGATTAATATCTTTCCAGTGTTTTATTTCTCTGCGGATGCACTGGCAGTACTCTTTCACTTTATCTTCTGCTGTCTGATTCATGGCAGCACCTCCACAAAATTTAAGGTTTACGCAAACCGGAGCTGTCCGGTCTGCTCTGCTTCTATCTGCATATTTGGCATCCGCTCTGCAACACACAATTCTGGCAAATTTGCTCTGACCAGTGCCGCAGGTATCGGTGGGCATACTGCATTGCCACATCTGCGCACCTGTTCACTTCTTGGATACGTCTTTCCGGTGTAATCATGGTCGATTATGTAATCATCCGGGAATCCCTGACATCCATATAACTCCCTTGGCTCTAGCATCCGCAGTCCGATATCCACGATTTGATAATCGACACCCTCTATCGTAACCAATCCGAATCTATCCCTGGCTGTCACAGTATCAAGCGGCTGTTCTATATCCTGCCCTGTTCCCTGTCCATAGTATTTAATCAGAAACGCTCTGACCTCTCCAAAGTGTCCGTCACCAGCCGTGATCGTTGGTAATGGCTGTCTGATATCTTTTCCGTCACAATGATTGTTCATCTGAATCAGATTCGCAGTAACAACGCTGTTATGATCCCATGCGGTCACTGTCGGAAGCGGATTTTCTACTGTTTCCCCAGCACCTTTATATCCTCCGTCATAGTACTTATGCAGAAACGATGCGACCAGCCCATATCTATTTGAGCTGTCAACTGTCATGATCGGATCTTTTATAGTCTGCCCTCTTACTCCATCTTTTGAAGTTTCTGAATGGTACTGAATCAACGTAGGACTAATAAGACATTGCTGATTGCCAGTTGTAATTGTGTGTATCGGATCTTTGCAATTTCCGCCCGGATGATTTGTCGTATTCGTTCCCATGTATGGTGCAAGCGTTGGTTCAATCAGACAATGCTCATTTTTGCTCACAATCGTTGTAAGTGGCTCTCTAACATCCTTGCTTCGGTCTTTTGCAAATCCAGTCTGCCCGATCTGTACCATATAGGGCTCCACAATCCCGTACCCATGCTTTCCTGTAATGGTCGGCATCGGATCCCGGATATCGTTCGGTCTGCGCTCACCGCCGTGGTTGCACTGAATTATAAATGGTTCCGGATTGTCGAGTACAAACTTTTTCAAACCTCTTGCGATCCGCTCCATTGTTTTCGGAGCCAACGGACGTACTGCCCGGATTCCGTATTTTTCTTTGATTTCTTCTGAAGTATCAAAGATACTTGGACAGGGCAAGGAAAAATCCAACTGCGTATATGCTCCAACATAAGGTTTTTTCAATCCTGCCTTTACCTCTTCACTGTCTGCCGGTGCGTGTGTCGGCTCTGGCCAGACGATCGGCTTGCCATCACACCTTGCAATCAGGAAGAATCTCTTTCGCATGGTCGGTGCGCCATAATCGGCAGCAATCAGTTCTTTAAATTCTACAGTGTACCCCAGATCATTAAGCTGCTGTACAAATTTTTCAAATGTTTTTCCCTGCTTTGCCTTGATCGGATGGTGCCCTCTGTTCAATGGTCCCCATGTTTTGAACTCTTCCACATTTTCAAGCATGATGACTCTCGGTCGGACAAGTCCCGCCCACCTGCAAGCTACCCATGCAAGACCTCTGATATTTTTATCCTTTGGCTTTCCACCTTTTGCTTTACTGAAATGCTTACAGTCTGGTGAGAACCAGGCAAGTCCAACCGGATGCCCATTGCATGCCTTTACTGGATCAACTGCCCAGACGTTTTCACAGTAATGCTTCGTGTTCGGATGATTAGCCTTATGCATCTTAATTGCTTCTGGATCATGATTGATTGCAATATCAACACTGTATCCGGTTGCCATTTCTATACCAGTGGAAGCGCCGCCCCCACCGGCAAAATTGTCAACTATCAATTCTCCATGTATCATTTTCTTCAAAAGGAACCCGGCGCGCCTTTTATCCGGATAGGTTCCGGCTCCTTTCTTATATTCCGTGTACACATCTACAATAGTGCACTTTAAATTTAATTATGTTGTGTTTTATGCAATAAATTCATCGTTTTATTGCTTTTAAATCATCCAATCTGATGGCAAACCTCTCACTCCTTTCAATTTATTTTAAAATTTCATCTAAGCAGGCATTCCAACCCACCCGACGTATTGATGTGCCGAGATCTTCATAACCAGATTTCAACTCTGGTATCTTCTCTGGCAACTCCCGGAGCGGGCAAGATTCGGGTCTACATTCTATATAATCTGTTACGTCCTCTCCCATTCCCGGTACTCCACAATACAATGTTTTTTCTCCGTATCTTGGCGGTTGCTCATCATCTACAAAATCACACATATCACATGATTCCGGCATATCCATAACTAATGCTGCTTTTGACATATCAGTGCACCTCTTCTCTACGGTTCTAATCCGTCTTATTACTTCGATAAAACTTGTCAGTCGCATCAAACATTGCATTTCTAGCATCTTCAAAACCTTTTACATATGCTCTCATTTCTGTGAGGTTCATTGCTTCATCCGGTTGTATCATTGTTTCGTCAAAACTATTTAAAATTGCTTCTTTATCTTCTCTTGTCACTTTACTCCACCGCCTTCCACGATTTCTACTGCATCTTTCAGCGTTATAATTTCATACGATTTAGTCCATCCAACCGGTCTTGACAATGTGCTTCTATCTTCCAACTGTTTCACAACCTTATCCGGGTCGTAGGCGGTCGGCTGCGCATTAAAAGTATCATGTATGATATCACCTATGGTAATGTATGTATCTATTGCTTCTCCGTCTGATCCATCCCCCATGATGGAACTTAAATTATTTGCTAAATCCTCATACAATTCGTCCGCATCAATCAGTCTCATCGTTTGCCCTCCTGTTCCATGCTTCTACAAATTCACCCCAGTCATAAGTACCAGTGCAAAACTCCAAGCCACATTTGCAATGAATGTTAATAGGGTCGCCACCACTATCTGGGTCAATAAATGTCGGGTGCCAATCCATACTAGGCTCATACACATCTTTTTCAATATCTATACTGTGTCCACAAAACGGGCATGGCTTAAGTTCTTCATTCATTCTTCGTTTTCCTTCCATTTCTCACATGTATCATCCAGTCCACGGAAATCTGCACAGTGTTCACTGTCTCCATTGCAACAAACGCCCTCATATTCAGCGTAGTATTTACATGTACTGCAATATTTTTTTGTTATTGATTCACTCTCCGTCATGACTCTATCTTTCATTTCTGCCAATTCCTCTTGACTGAATTTTGTGTAACCGATTCCACAATTTGTAAATCCTCCCGCTCTATACGCTATGGTTCTCGGCATCCTACACCTCCAACAGTTCCAGATTATCAATCTCGTTTCCAATAACATCTATATAATCCGGATTGAGCTCTGCTAAGGAAACACTTACGTCAGTAAACAGGGATACGGCTTCCCAACTCAACGAATCATCTGACCATTTGATAACGTAATCTTCATCTTCGCACCGGAAGATATCTTTCTCATAGATTCCCTCATATCCGGTGCACTGGCAGATGGTAGTTTCATTTACCCTGTGCCAATTTTCAAATCCTAAATCTCCTCTACTCCCACCTTTTGTATACATATTGCTATCATTTGTTGGAATGATAATTGCTTCATAACCATCTTCGGCATCACTTGACCGTATAAGATTTCCTTGTACCCATTCTCCGTTATCAATCCGCTTTGCACGGGATAAAAATCTATTCTCCATCGCGTTCCACCTTTTTTCCTTTACAAACTCCTCTGTGTTCATGCACGGAAAATGAAATACTTCCGGTCTGTTTCATGTAAGTCAATTTTTCTCCGGTCAACTCACATTTGTGTTTACGTTCGTTCAAATACTGACATCTTCCATCACAATACATCGCTTTCCCCCTCCATTTCTTTCAGCTTGGCTTCGGCTTCAGATTCTGTGAGGAATACTGTTTTGCCAATACCAGACAATGAAATCGTAAATTTTTTCTCACTATCTATATAAGCACTTTCCGGACCTGTTTCATTGTCAATCCATTTATGCAACCATTTTGCCTTAACCGCAATCTTCATCCAGTTTCTTTTTGCAAAGCGGAATGAAACAATTCGTGCCGGAAAATATGAGGGAATCTTATGGTCAATTATTGGAAGAATCGCACTATCTACATAAACGGTATCTCCCACCTTGCACGGCAACCGCAGAAGTAATCCCTGCTCTTCGGCTTGCTCTCTATTTGCAAGTCTTTCCGCAATCTCTTCCAGGGCTTTGTATCTTCCATCTTTCGCAAGCTGGGTAATGGTAATTCCCTCATCATCCGGTAAATCTGCTGGATGAAATAAAACTTCTCCATTCTCTGCCACATATGTTAATCTCTCCATGCTATCCCTCACTTTCTGCCTTAAGCCATTGTTCCACCTCTGTAACAGAACACATTGCTACACCGCCCTCAATGGTCTTTACACTACCCTGCTCATATGTTTCGATTGAGCAAAGGAAATCTAAAAGTTCCTCGTCCGTCATGCTCCGGATCCGGTCTGCATTGGTCTGCGGTCTGCATTCTTTCACAATCTCAAAGCACTCACCTTTCCAAGCTAAAACATTTTCTAGCTTATAGGAACTGTAGCCAACATGATAATAGTCCTCTCCGATTTCCTTGTACTTAATTTCGTAATACGGCGCTTTCCCTGTCGTTGTGACGATAACATCTAGGCAAGAAACTTTAATGCGTTCCGTTTTGCTATCCCGTGCCGCAGTTCTTATACACTCAATCATGACTTTCCTCGCTTTCCCTGTACGGCTCCGGCAGTGGCATCCAAGCATTCACGAACAAATCGTATTCCACATAACTTTTCTCATCGTCCCCCGGATAAAATGCACCGTTTCCGTCCTTATCAGCTTCATATCTGCCAATGTCCGGCAATGTAAAATTTTCAAATGAAATCATGATATATTTATCATCCTCCGGCAGTCTCTCTGTTACCGGAATCCACCCACCAGTCTTTTCTTCCTCTGCCAGAATCCTGTTTACCTCTTCGCTTTCTGCCAGCTTGGCATACATCCAACTAGATACAATTTCTCCGCTCCATGACGTTGCGCCGTTCGCCCAAGTGTACACCATTCCGTTTTCATATTTTGCAAAATATCTCTTTTTCCATTCTGACTCAGCAGCATCTTTTCGATCTGTTACCAACACTGGTGTATCGACCGGAACTTTACTCCAATCAACCGGCGGTTCAATCGGTTCGACATATTCGCTATTCGCCCATTTTCTCGTCTTTATTTCACAATCTCTTATTGTGCCGCCATTAAAATTACACTCGTTGCACTGTGTTTTTCTGCAATTTTCCAGCTTTCCATTAACGACGGCAATGTTCCCCCCATTGCACGCGATTTCAATAATCTCTTTTGCATACTTCTCTCTATTCAGCATCTTTCTTCTCCTTCCCATACCGCAACTGATACGGTACTTCTCTGAATCTTTTCAAAGCATCTTGGTCCGGGTGCTTTGTCGGCATTGACAAGTTATTATTCATTTTTCCGATAATTGCGCGGCGTTTCTTACCTTCTTTCCACATTTATATCTCCCCGCTCCTTTCATCACAGTCACAATCTCCCGGTACTCTCTTTCTCTTTTAGAGATTTCCCGATCAAGTACATCCAACCGTCTAAACAGTGCTGCCGTATACTCTTCGTCCGTCAGCTCCGTTGTTCTTTTCTTACCTTTTGCCGCAAGTGGCAACCGCACCTGTTCGCCGTTGTGCATCAGAATCTTAATGATCTCCAATCGCGGCACACAATTTAAATCTGCTAAAATCTGCAACTGGCTTGCTCTGTCCTTTGCGCTGCGGTACTGCCTGCAAATTTCTCCCTCCGTCATATTCACTTCAACCACCTCCCGGTTGTGAATTTAGCACCTGTTTTTCTAATTCGTCATAGTCATACTGACGATGATTAATATTACTAAAAGCATTGCTTTTGCCCTTATGCCCTGTTGCTTTGCCAGGCACATAGTTCTCATCCAGATAATCTATATAGCCACTGTTAAAAAATGTGCTCCCGTACTGTGCTTTCCGCCAGTCGGCGTCCTTCTGCAATTCAAGACTGTAGCGGTCAATCGCTTTAACAAGCCTATCTTCCCCGATTGCAAGTAGCCGTTTCTTTTGGGTATCCGATACCTGTCCTTTGCCTTTTTTGTTCGGATATACTTTCCACAGACGTTCGAACAACGCTTTGGCATCCGCCAAAGTATTTTTATTATTATCATTAACATTTACAGTAACATTAACATTATCAGTAACAGGGTTATTTTGCTTTTCAGAAAAACCATTTGCTTTTTTTGCTTTCTCTTGTTTTTGTGAAATATCTTTTGTTTTTGGTCTGCCACCAAGTTTTCCGGCTTCCCGACGTTTCTCAATCTTCTCTAAATATGCGGCAGTGTCACGATCTATCCTTGATTTGATAAAGCTGAATGCCATATTGGTCATGCCGTCCATTTCCGGCAGTTCATCCCCTGACGCGTAACACAATACTGCCGTCAGGAGTGCTCCGCGCTGTTCCATCGTAAGCAGTTTTATATGTTCCAGATACTCCGCATACAGGACAAAGCTGCTCTTTTCATCCGTCAAGACATCACCCCGTTTCCAAGTCCTTAAGAAGCTCTCTCAGTGACATTTTTGCCTGCACCTGTGTAAGTTCCGTAATGGTCACTTCAATTCTTGGATTGTCCTTATCCACGTCCGTATCAAAGTAAAAATGCGGTATATATTTCTGACCATCATCTTTGATTACCCATGCTTTTTTCAAGCTGTCCTGCACGAACTTGGCGGCGCAGGACAAAATGTTATCATTATCCCTGCGGCGGTCTTTTTCATAAAACTGATAGTAGATCAGAACCGGATCCGTAATATGTACACCTGGAAGTTGCTGCCTTATATACCAGATGATAGAATCCTCGCTTTTCTTTTTCATCCGTCCGCCCTTGCGGGGATTCGTCCGGTTGGCGGCTGTGTAATCATTCAGACCATCCAACCGTCCGGGAATCGTAAATTTATACTCCATTGACACCACCCATTCCCGCATTACAGCTTCTTATTTCAAGGATTGTATTATTACTTGGATTCCATCCTTCGACATATTCAACAGCTTCCTGGTATCTCTTGGTTGGAATATTATTTCTGGAATTGACTCTGAAATAATCCTGAATATCATGATTACACTCAGAAAACACCTTTTTGCTCATTTCCTTATACGCCGGTGCTTTTTTACCACCAAGAACCTCAATCACTCTTTTATTTACAGTTTTCTTTAATTCCTGCTGCTGTTCATAATCAATGGTCATGGTATTTTCAAGATGCGTGATTCTCTCTTCATGTCCATCGATCATACCAAGCTGTACACGCATCATCTCCTGTGGTGTCATTGGCTTCTGATAGGTGCCGGTTCTTCTGATCTGTGGCAGCACTTCTGATGTTACCCAATGTTTAAATCTTTTTGCTGAATCAAGTTTGCTGCCGAAAATCAATGCATATAAACCAGACTCGTTTATAATGACCTGATTTGGGTTTCCTCTCCTTTTTCCGTCGGAAATCACGACGGTATTCTTATCCTCATCCATAACATGTGTCGCAAGCGCATCTCTCGTATTTGAATAACCAAGTGCTTCTGCAACGTCTTTCCCAACAAACCACGGCTCTCCATCTATGGCAACTGTCCGGATTTCTCCAAACTCTCTATTCTTAAAAATCTCTAACTGATTCAATATCTTCTCCTTCCCCTCCGGCACCCATCGGCACCGGAGATCATGGCTCTCGATAATACTGTGATATATTATTTTTCGCACGAATTGTTTCTTAAGGTGTTTCAACCCTACAAATAACTTTTTCCATATCTCTTTCGGAAAGCATCCCTGGCATCATCCTCGTTCACATCCTCATGTTCTACGATATAATGCTTTTCCCATGCAAGCTGACCGATAATGTGCATCAACACACTCATTTCCTTATTACGGTGCACGCTCATGTTCCCCTCATGATGCTCATAGGATAACGGCACCCACAAACCATCTTCGTCCGATAACCGGCGGTTCGCTGTCCCCTCAAAGATATGATGCCTGTGCACGTTCGGCGTGCCGTCAATCATGTCATACCCGGCATATTTCATATCAACAACAATAGAATCTTTCATCTACACCTCCCCGATCAATTCACTTGACCAGATAGGTCTATTCAATACTTTCGTATGCTTGCAGTAATCACAATGTTCACAACGCATCGGCTCTACTGCTCCACTTTTCAGCATAAGGATGGTTGATACGTTGTGCTCAACCTCTGTAAGTGCTTCATCAAGCAGGCTCTGTTCCACAGCGATCACCTGTATATCAGCCTCTTTTTCTTTTGAGACTGCTGCAATAAAAAATGGAAGCTTCTTTCCAGTATTGATTTCAACAACTTTCTGATAAACTGCGCCCTGAATGTAATAACCCCATTCTGCAAGGAAATTAAGGTGTCCTGTATCTGGATGATAAAATTCCTTGGTAATACTCTGACAGGTTTTCAGATCCACAATGCATTTGCCTGGATGGTAACTGTCAATTTTGATTTTCCACTTTGCACCAAACATATCCGCTGTCATGATGACCTGTTTTTCGCCACTCATGTACTGCATAAACAGTGCATCCCTTTCACATCTGTTAATCATCTCATTTGCTTTTATATAATCAGCTTTCAGATTTCCATCCTTTTTAAACATGCATGAGTGCTGCGCTTTGAACAAATCAAGCGTTCCTTCGAAGTGTGCATCTACATAAGACCCCATCATAAGTGCAGGTGAATCTTCCATATTTTCCACCCATGTACCATTTAACTTTGCAAGGGCATATTCTTCACAGCCGGGCTTGCCGTATGTACCCATAAAATCTTTATACTGGCTGACAGATAAATACTCTTCATTTGCCTCACGGCTGTAATAATTCTCACTCGTTAATAACATTATCAAATACCTCCGATGCTTCTTTTGCGATTTGTGCCTGTCTGGAATCTGCGAATGGATCCGGCACATCTTTTTCAACAGGGAAATAATCTTCTGTCTTTGCCTGTCCGTTTTTCAAAGCTGTGTATACTCCCCATAAGTCGGTACACTCGTCAGCACCAAAATCTCCCATGTTCCGTCCTGCATATTTTTCGATCTGTTCTTTTGTAACTCCAAAATCTTTTTTAAACAGCTTTTCAATCTTGTTAATCTTCTCCTGACTTGGAAGTTCTCCATAGCTTTTTTTCTGTGTTTCTTTACATTCATTAACAGCCATATCTACAACGTCTCCCGGAATAACTCCAAGTATACAGGCTCTCATTCTTCTTGCACCGAAGTTTGCGGTAGCCTCATAAATATCCCTGCTGTCAGTAAGCGCATACGATCCATTTCTTGTATCCCTTTTATGCTCAACACCGAAAATCTTTGTCACACGGGTATTTGTCTCTAAATCCCACGCATATGCCATCATTTCTGATTTTCCGTCTTTCTGCTCTAACTCGATAATTCCATAGTCGATGTTTCCCCAGTTCTGAGCTAATGACTCCGCCAGACGGACCGATGGTCCGCTGACATTCTGCCCGCCTCTTGGATATGAATAAATTGCCTGTTCTGCTAACGTGGCTCTCTGACAACTCCTTCTTATCTTTTCTACTGCTTCATATTCATCTCTGGGAAACTTCTTAGCCATAAAGATGGCGCCCTGAACTTCCTGTGTCTGTCTGTTTACCATCATTTCTGTCTGTGATGTCTTAGGTGCAACTGCCGTCTGCTGCCCTACTGATACCATATTATCCATGCCATACCTCCTATAATGTAACTACCGTCATTGTGTCATCATCTGTTGTTCTGGTCGCAATAAACTGCAACCCTTTGTTTTTGCATTTCTGATACAGTTTTTCACGCAGATCTGTTGCAAGTTTCTCCACTCCATCGATCAGGATGATATTTAAACCGTTCGGGTTCTGAATTGCCACATCAATGCAGAGATCCAGTTTTTCTCCCTCTGACAGGTTCGATACCGGCAGACCGTTAATCAATGGCGTTCCATTTTCTACCGTCAGACCAGCGATCGGAATCGTACAGTTCGTAAGGATTTCCCCCGGAAGCGTTCTCGCTTTTTCAATCTTATCTGTAAGCTCCTGTGACTGTGCCTGCATTTCCTCGATTTCGCTCTGCAGACGGAGCATTCTTTTATATTCATTGATATGAGACTGCATTTTTTCAATCTCCTGTGCCTGCTCCTGCAATGCTGTCACATCCTGTGGCTGCTTGTCTGCATATTCTGCATACTCGGCGATCTCTGCATCAAAACGTGCCACATTCGCTTTGTAAGTCTGTTCGATGACTTCCAACTTATCTGATTTCTTAGATGCAAGCTGTTCTTTTTCCGTCTCATAAGCTCTAATCTGTTCATTTAAAGATGCAATGGATTTATCAATCTGGTTTGCACGGTTAGCAATTTCACGATCCAGTGCTGTGATCTCAATCTCACGATCCGCATCAAACTTTCTAATCTTACTATCGCGACTGTCTCTCAACAGTTTTGCTCTCTCGATGGTCTGATTTTCTTTCTGCATACGCTCGATCTGACGATAAATATCTCCGGCGCTTGCCTGTTCCCATTTTTCAACGTCATATCCAACTGGGATACCATTTGCGATCTCTTCCACAAAAGCTTTTTTATTTCTGATATCGCGGTCAATATTACGGCGGTTCTGATAATAATCGCCGTTCTCTGCCTGAATATCATTCAGCACAGAAAGAATGTTCTGATCGTAAGAAACCCACGCCGGAATCTCCCCGAACCACTCCTTGATTTTGTTCATATCCCACGGATACTCGATCATATCAAGGATGATCGCATTCTGCTGCTTTTTATCCATGTTCATAAACTCGATAGGATTCAACTGCAACGGTGTGAATAATTCCTTTAAAAACGCTTCTGGACTTCCTACCTCTAAACCATCTCTTTTCACTGACTTATAAGGTGCCTTTCCTATTCTGACCTTACGATCAATGGAAAGTCCGGTATCCGTTTCAACGATAATCTCGCCCTCGTTCTCTCCCTTATGTACGATATAGTCGCGATCACTCTTATTGGTAAGCGCGTACTTAATTGCATCCAGCACAGAGCTCTTGCCTGTACCATTTTTACCGGACAGCTCTAAAGAACTTCCATCTGCCTCATACTCTCTGATTCCGAAAAGATTTTTGATTTTAATTTTTGTAATATTACTCATGCTTGATCTCCTTTAATATCTGTATTCTCTTGTCACTTTGTCCCCATCGTTCTCAATCATGATGGATAATTCTGTCTCAGTATTGAGACAAAACCTGCTTCTTATATCTCCGTTGGATGTACAGACAATCGCTGCCACTCCCTCAACGCCGATTTCTTCTAAAACCTCACTCAAATGCTGCAACTCTTCAATAAGATTTTCCTCATCCTTACTGCACAACTTAATTTTTGACACTTATAAATTCCTCCATTTCCATCTGCGTCCAATCCGTTGCCCGGATCATCCGCTCCATCTGTTTTTCACGCTCCTGCCATTCTGTCTCTCCGGTTATGCAGTCATCACACACTCCGTTACGACCTTCGCCCGGATCCATGGAACAGCCACAGCGTTTGCATTGTTTCTCATACATTGACACAACCTCAATTCCAGTGTTACAATAAACGCAGAAATACTTGGTATTTCCACGATTGAAATAGCACCTGTACTCGCCAAAGTTATCAGGGTGCTATTTTTTTATCCTCGATCAACACCATATCCCCATCCAGCTTGTCCGCCTGATGAAAATAAAACATCTCGATCTGCATCTCTCTTCTGCGCTCCGACAGAACTCTCAATCCATATCCAGCTCCGGCGATAAATCCACCAAGGATACAGACTGCTCCGGCGTAGTACATGTATACTCCGTCACTGTCGAGACAGCACATGGCAAGCATTGATATAATCCCGCCGGTTGCCATGATGATTTTAGATAACCGTTTCACACACTACCACCTCCCCGATCCTGCAATCTTGCATCTCCATTTTTCAAAATTCTCCGTGTCAAATACTATCGTGCTATTCGGTTTTGCAGGGTTCATTTTCCACGCATATGTCTGCCCTTTTCGACGGAACGCGTAAAGTAAAAATTCCCTTGGAAACCCCATCTTTTCAAGCTCTGTTGCTTTCATTACTGGTTTTGGATAATTCATCCAGCCACCTCCCTACTTTACCGGAATACCGATCACACTCTCCATCAGGTCAATGTGCTCTGCGGTTATGTGCACTTCGGTATGTGGATCATGGTTCTTTTTCAACCAGTCGACTACCGGCTTACACAGTTTTTCTAACTCTTCTGCTTCGCTCATATTTCTCCTTTCTCGTTACATTTCTTTATTTCTCCATCTGTGGTACAATCTCCTTACAGGACGTTGCCGCGTCCGAGTATCATGAAAGGAGATATGCTTATGTCTGAGAAATTACATGACTTAACAATTCTTTATTTGCAAAAGTCAGATATTTCAAACCTCACCCCGGAACAGCTTTTTGACAAGTACAATGAGGTCTACAATCAAATGAAGGCTTATCAAAAATCCAATAAAGACTCGAATGTCGCTGTTCTTAAGTGATTTATACAGCTCTGCTAAAGCTGTTGATTCTCCACTAAGATCTTCACTGCAGGACTCCTTTGCTATCTTTTCCATCTGATATCGAAGGAGTTCCTTCTCTGTAGCTTCAGAAATTTTAATTCCTTTTCTATATTTCACTCAATCATCTCCCTTCTCAATAGGTTTTGCTAATCCCGCTGATGCTTCGGACTCGATTTAGAGAGCGTCTTCTGACTTTTCTCCAAAACATCGGTCATACTTTCCATAATTTGGCTTGTAATAACTGTGGCATCACTTTTATTTCTGAGTATCTTCTCAATGCGCTTCAAAGTACTGTCAATGCTTTGGAGCGTTTCTTCTACTGTTAATTTACTCATTCTACTCGCGTCCTCTTGACTTATTAAACAAGCAGCACATAAGAAAGCTACTTCTTCTCTTGAAAAGGACTGCTTCCTGCCCGAAGTGGTCTTTTTCTTTTTTGTCTTTCTCACTCAATCACTCTCCCTTCTATTACTTTATTGAACTGATGTTGTGGTATCTTCTAATGCTCCACCATTCGCCATATTACGGTTTAACCGTTATTTATGGGTAAAAAAATAAGTTCACTATAAGATACACCATATACCTGTTCCATCTTTTGGATAATCGGAACATCCGGATATGACTTTCCTCTCTCATAGTTACTAAGCGTATCTGGCGTAATTCCAATAAGTTTTGCCGCTTTTACTTGCGTCAGTCCCTTATTTACCCTCGCGCTTTTTAACGTAATTGCCATGTTTTTATCACACCCCTTTCGTTTTGTCTGAAATTAATATACTACGGTTTAACCGTAATGTCAACGGTTTTTTCGTATTTTTTTTAGAAATATATTGATTTTTTTACGGTTTCCCCATATAATTTAATTACATCAAATAAGAAAAGAGGTGTCTACATATGAGCGGACTCGGCAATAAAGAAATAATGGCCAAAAATATTCGACATTATATGGAGCTTAAAGGTAAAGACCGCAATCAAATATGTAAAGATTTAGGATTTAAATACACAACTTTCACTGATTGGATAAATGGAAATACCTATCCAAGAATTGATAAAATTGAATTAATGGCAAATTATTTTGGAATTACTAAGGCAGATTTAGTTGAAGAAAACGGTTTATCCGCAAGAGATAATCGTGACATAAAAAAAGATCTTGATAATATCATGGAAAAACTAACATCTAAGGAATATGGTCCAGCTGCCTATGATGGCGAAGACCTATCAGAAGAATCAATGGATTTATTCCGTGATGAACTAGAAATTGCTTTAAAACGTTTAAAACTTATTAATAAAGAAAAGTACAATCCAAACAAGAACAAAAAGTAGGTGATGATTCTTTTGGATAATAAACAAATTAAACAAATTGTTTCTTATTATTGTAAAAAATTTAATACGAGAAATCCATTTGAAATAGCAGATTATCTTGGAATATTATACCAAATAGGAGATATCGGATGCTCTGGTTGCTATATGTTTCTAAAAAATCATAGATATATATTTCTCAATCAGAATTTATCAGAACCCGAAGCAAGAATGGTAATGGCCCACGAACTTGGGCACGCCGTCATGCATCGAAAAGAAAACTGTTATTTTATCCGCAACAAGACGCTTTTACTTAATTCCAAAATAGAAATCGAAGCAAATTCTTTTGCTGCAGAACTTCTTATGCCAGATGAATTGATATGGGAGTATCCAGACATGACACTAGATCAGATTGCTCGAATAGCAGGTTATTCTGAACAAATAATGAAATTTAAGAAATTGTAAGTAACAACATTCATACCCACATATATAAATTCAAACGATCATACTTGAACTATGTAAATAAACCAAATGAAAGAAGGAACAGAGTTATGAGAGAAGATACAAAAAAATGTATTCAAGAATTTCAAATCAAAACTTTCGGAAATGCAAAAAACATTGAAAAGGCAGAAACACTGGTTGATGCAAATGAAGTAATTAGATATATTGCTCCAACAAACATCATAACCTTATCAACTTCATCACTAAAAAAAGAAAAATTTCCGGGTATCGTTATACTTACAAATAACAGGGTTATTTTCGATTTCCAAGTACTAAATAATAATCATTCTGAAATTTTTTCAGTCAGTGAAATTCGTTCCATTGAATCAAGCGGAAATAGTCTCACCGGTGGACATATAATAATTCATACAATATCAAAAGATTTTGATTTCTTAGTAACTTACAAAAAGGATATCATTCAAAACATACAACGAACATTTGATGCCATTCGCGCAACTGCAACTCAAAAACCAATTCAACAAACAACAACTATATCCGAAGCTGATGAACTGGCAAAATTTAAGAAGCTGTTAGACCAAGGAATTATCACAGAAGAAGAATTTGACGCAAAGAAAAAACAGATATTATCCTTATAAAGATTATCACTAATGTAAAAACAAGGGAGTATCTATGAAAAAAGTATTTTCCATTAAGGCTAGCAGGATATAATGAATGGATTATGAAATTTAAAAGATACACAAAATAAACATTTGCTTTCAATAAAAAAAACGTCTTTCGTCGAACTGACGTTTGATTATTGGAGGTACATATGAGTGAAAAAATAACACAAGCTGAAGCAGACAAATTATTGAACATGTTAAAACATTCCCTTATTAATGAAATTATTTTTCCTGAAAAAGGAAATTCTACAGAATTTAATGTAAGAGGTTCCTCAACTAAAGACATATTTGCAATCAAAATATATCGTGGTAGAATTAATCATAATAAATATGAAATAGGGGCAAGAATAATAAAAAACAATGTTATGTTACTAGAATTACATATCAATCCAGGAAAACCACATCAAAATCCAGATGGCACAAAATTAATAGGCTCACATTGGCATATTTATACCGAAGAATACTATCGAAGTCTAGCCTTTCCTGCTGATGACATTCAATCTGATGATTTTGTAAATAACACCATTCTTTTTTTAGATAAGTTCAATGTAATAGACAAACCAACTATACACTATCAGCTTGAATTATTGCCTTAAGAAAGGAGACCAGCTATGAAAAGTCAACCATAAATTAGCAAAAAATTTCTTTTTCATATCGGTGGTAAAAAAGGGTAACTTTAATAGAGCTCCCTTAGGGTGCTTTTTCAAAATCTAT